TCTAATGCAGGACCTGCTGTCATTAATGCTCTCATTGAAGGCATTACTTGTAGTCCTATAATACTATCTTCTATTCTTCTCCATACTTCAGGAGGTACTACTACACCTAAGTTTTTATCTAAATGTCCTTGCATAAAATTACTAAACCTAGATACTGTTTCAATCCAGCTTTCTCTTCTACCTTCATCAGGTAACCAACGTGCATATCTAGATGCATGTATAAATGTTTGATAGTCTGTAGGTAAATAATTACTCATTATTAAACTGCTCCTTATATTTTTCTATTGCTAACTGTAGACAGTGAATTCCTTTTTCATAATCTTCAATTACATTTCTACCTTTATTTTTATGCCTAGCTCTTGTTACATATTTAATACTATTTCCTTCTAAAAAAGTTAAATTGTTTGCTACAATATAATCTACAGGTTGAATCTTTAAATTTTTATAATGATTTCCTCCTACTTGTTTACCTCTTATAGCAACTTCTTTTAAATTTGTTTTATTAAAATCTTTTTTATCTTTAACTGTTTCTCTTATTGCATCATCCATTTGTCCCATTTTATTTTCCTTTTATAATTTTGATAAAAAATAGGCTACTAAAATAATTAGCAACCCTATACATATTCCTATTAGTAAAAAAAATATATTAACATCATAACTTGAATTGAAGTATACCATTAGTACATTCATAGTCAACTCATTTAGATAATAACTTATTAATTCTTTTTCTTACATACTTAACTTCTTTTGATTGTAAAACTTTATATGCAAATCCTCTAACGTATTTAGAATCTAAGTTAGCACTATCACATATGTATTCAAAGTTAGAACAAGTAACACCTACAGTAGAAAAGAACCATCCTTTAGCTTGGTCTCTAGCTACAATACTTATTTCAGTTTCATTAGACGCTTCAGGCTTTGTTGCATCTAGTAATGCTTGGAGTATTACTGATAAGAATAAAAGTCTTTCAGTAGGACAATTACTAAATGATTTCTGCAAATATTCTGTGTATAGTATTTCTTGTTTTTCTTTCATTAATCCACTCTTCAGGTATCCCTTCTCTTAAAGAACAATATTTAAAATTGTGTCTGATGCACCAACTTGCATTAGTCATCTTACCACCTTTATATAATTTAGCTTTTGGATTATCAAATATAAATCTTATATCTAATTCTGGTTTTTGTTTTCTTATAAACAAATGTTTCTTTCTATCTTCTCTTACGAATCTACCTTTAACTTCTAATATAATTCCATTTTCTTTTAATATAAAATCTGGAATATATCTTTTTTGTTCTAACCATTCGTATTCTATTTTACCTTTTTCGTATTCGTGAGCTATCTTTTTATCTATAAGTAAGTTATATATCTTTTCTTCTGACTTGCTACGAAACATTTACTTCTTCGACATTAGGTAATTTTTTAACTTGTGTAAGATGTCTAATGCCTTTTGAATATTTAAAACCACGTAGTCCCTTACCCTCATTAGCATCAGCCCAACATTCTCTTTTATAAGAGCAGTATACGCAACCAATCGAAAGTTTAAAGTTACCACTAGCACCATCAGGTACATCAGGGTAGCACCTCTGAGGTTTAACATCTTGTACCACAACTTTTTTAAGGTGTTGAATCCTATCTTTAGCATTTATCATCTCCATATCATGTAGTTTAAGTAAAGCAAGTGAACCATTCTGTTTATCAATAGCAAAGAAAGCAGCTTCTTTATCTCCATGAGCTTCAGCATAAGCTGATATCTGTGCTATATAACCGAAAGGGTCTTCTTCTCTTAACGTACCATGACTAAACTTTTTAAAAGCAGAAGCTGATGCACTTTTAACATCAACTAATACTCCATCTATTCTACAGTCTTGATGTCCTACAACACCTTGTACCTTAACTTCTTTTTGTTCTTCCGTAACAGTATGTCCTGCTAATTTAGTTAAAGCTATAAGTAAAGACTCTAACATATGTCCATATAAAAACTTTATTCTAGTAGCAGGTGTAAATTGTTTTTCTTTATTACTATTTTTCATATCATACCATAGTTGTCTGTCTGGTTTTCCTATAGCAGATAATCTTAAATTATTTTTTCCTCTAGGTTCATTATATAAATAATCAAAGAGACATTCTTTTATTTCTTTTCCTAATTGTTCTAGTATTTTATTTGCTTCTGTCTTAGATAAGTTTGGTTTGTTTGCTAAATCAAATAGTCTATAAATATCTTCTACTAATGTATCAATGTTTTTCATGTGTAAAAAAAGGGAGCAGTAAAATGAACTAAAACTACTCCCTATCCCTTTAGTTAGGAATTATGCAAAAGCTGCAGAAGTATCTTCATTTGATGTATATCCATCTTTAACTACATCAAAATCTTCTTGTGGTCCTGAATCATAAGGTACAAGGTCTGTTACTTGTACTGATTTTAAATCAGCTGATGTACCTTTTCTACCTTTAAACTCCCAATCGTATGTAGAGTATAATACATTAACTAAGGAACCATTTCCTATTAGTGTATTGATAAGAGGTCTCTTCTGAGCATCTACTACATGTGGTGCAGCATTCTCATTACCATCTTTTCTTTTCACTTTTCTTTTTACTGTTACAAAATCTCCTCGGTCATCACCTTTGTTCTTAATAGTAAGTCCATCAGCTTTAACCATTTCAATGTTCTTTTTATCTAAGTTACAAACATCAAGGGTCCACACACCATCTGCATCAAATGTTGTATTAGGTGATGTAATGGATGCCCAATAAGCTTTTCCTGTTATAACTGTCATATTTAATTAACTCCTTTTTACTGTTATAAGATACATAATTATGTACCTTTTGTTATTAATAAATTTATTATTATATATTTAATTATTATTGTCAATACTTTTTTTAATAATATCTGAAGAAAAAATATTCTGGACATTCATTAAATACATTTTAGATGCATTATGGTCTCCACCAGATACTGTTTTCTTATCAGTTGTTTGTTCTACAATTTGTTTAAGCATATCAGTTTTAAAAACTAATGTTGCATATACGTTTTCATCTACACATAAATTATGAAACCAATAGTCTGATTCAGTAGTAGCTATACCACTAGGTTTACCATAGCTTTCATATTCTATTGCTATGTTACCTGTCTTTAACCACATACCTCTTTCTGATTTCACTTCTATCTTCTTATCTTGTAACATGTCTGCTACAATTTTCTCTTTAACTTGACCATACTTTAAGTCTAAATCAAATTTCTTTCTATCTTTTATTTTTGGTTCTAGTTTATTCATTATTTTTTTCAGCCTTTTTTAAATAAGTTAAAACTTTTTTAAGAGATGTTATATTATCTCCTAAAGTTCCTAGTGCTGTATTACATCTAGAACACAACCATCCTCTAAATTTTTTTGTTACATGGTCATGGTCTATTGCCCATACAGAAAATCTAAAAGTTCTTTTAATAATATTATAATCTTTATCAATCTTTATTAAATGATTTTTAATTTTATCTTCATCTCTATTACAAATAGGACAACAATAATCTTTAGGAGGATAACCATATTTTTCTAATCTTTCATCTCCTTCTCTTTTTCTTTGAGTATCACACTTAGTACAATCTCTAGCAAGATAAGAATAACCATCATAAAATTTACCTTTAGTATTAAATAATCTAAAAGGTTTTTCTATCTTACAAGTTCTACAGACTTGTGTATGTTCTCCTTTTTTAATTAAACATTTATCTTTAATATCAAATAAAGTAATTTGTTTTAATGTGTTGCTGCCCAAGTTAATCCTGCCTTCCATTCACTATCTAAAGGACAATTAAGTTTTAATATTTGTTCTGTTTGTTTAATAGATTCTTTACTTATCTGACCAAACTTTTGTACATCTTTATGATTAACTTCAAATTGATATTCATCATGAACAGATGCTACTAAGTGAGCATCAATACCAGAAGCAGTAATCATTTCCATCATACATACTAGCCATTGTTTACATACAATAGCACCTGCTCCTTGTAGTAAAGTATTTAAAGCACTATGAGGACTACGTATTTGAAAGACTCTACCATCTAATCCTTTAATAACTCCTTGAACTGATGCTTCTTGTACTTCAGTACGTAAGTCTGCAAGCTCTGGTAAGTTAGATAAAAATTTATCAACTAATTTTTGTCCTTCTTTAGGACCTGCTCCTACTACTTTACCTATTTTAGCTGCACCTGCACCATAAAGAAAAGCATAGATAAATGTTTTAGCTTGGTCTCTATTAGTTAATCCTGCTGCTTTCATATTTGCTGTATGTATATCACCTGTAAGTAGTTCATTAGTAAAGACATCACTATTCATATAATGTGCTAAACATCTTAATTCTAATCCACTCGCATCAGTACCTACTAATGTATATTTAGAAGAGTCAGAGACAGTCCAACAATCTCTACACTCTTTACCATAAGGAGAATAGATAGCAGGTACTTGAGCAAGGTTCGGAGAGTTGTGTGCCATACGTCCTGTAATAGTTTTTAATGTCATTACTCTACCATGTACTTTACTATCATCATCACATAATTCTATCCATGATTTAATTTGTGATACTCTTTTTTGTAGCAGTAAATATCTTGAAAACATTTTAGCTTCTTTCATATCAATATTATTTAATACTTCTTCATTTACTATTACATTACCTTTATCAGTTTTAAGTTTAGGTTTCCATCCTTTTTCTATTAGACGTTCAGCTATTTGTTTTCTACTACCAATATTAAAAGGTATATATTTAACTTTAGTTTTAAGTTGTACTTCTGCAGGTGGAAATATTTCTGTAGCTTCATTAGATAAACTATTAGCTTCATCTTCTAAAGATGCTTTAAGTGTAGTTGCTTTTCTTAAATCTAAAGTAAATCCATTCTCTTCTTGTTTATCTATAATAACTCTAACTTTCTTTTCTAGTTCTATAGATTCATTAGAGAATTTACTTTTCTCTTTATCTAATTCATTCATTACTTTATGAGTTAAGTTTACATCCTGTGTACAGTACGTAAGCATATCAGGAGAATACGTATCAAAAGAATTCATATCTCCTTTTTCAAATCTTAACTTCTTTCCCCATGCATTTAGTCCATGTCCTTCTTCTCTTATAGGATTAAAGAGTTGTGATTCTATTAGAGTATCTCTTATTTGATTAGATTCAATAGACGAACCAGTAAATTTATTTAGTAAAGGTGCATCAAAAGATAAACCATTATGCATTACAAATGTATCAATGTTCTTACTCCAATCTTTAAAGTCTTTACATTCTTCTTGTACCCAATGTTTAATCGTATTAGTTTTAGGACATTTAGCTACAATACAATGTATCTGAGTAGCTTCATTTTTAAAACCATCTGTTTCTATATCAACTATAGCTGCCATCTTTCTCCTCCTTTCCACACCAGTTACAAGGTTCTCCTTCACCTATTTCCATTAAACTATCTTCAACATTACAATAGTGTTTCCACATTTTTATTCTATCTGGATTTTCACTAGGTTCTTCTGGGATAATATATTTCATTTTATTTTCCTTTCAGATTAGTGTACATCAAATTGATTAGTATCGTCAAGCTTATTATCTTTAAGCTCTTTTAATCTACCTGTTGCTCTATCATAAAGTAGATTACCTGCTGCTCCTGTATCACCTGTATATCTATTCTTTAAGATACGAAGCATAGTTGTATTAGCTGTCATAGAATCATGTGCTTGTTGATTACGTTCAAGAGCTATAACACAATCACTAAGATGTGCAATAGAAGCCGAACCTCTAAGATGTGACAGTGTAACTTCTCTACCATTCTCATGACCTATATCACCTGTTGGTCTTCTTAGATGTGATACTAATAATAAACCTACACCTGTTTGTTCTACTAAACTTCTTAACTTAGTCATAAGAATATCAATAGACTTTCTTTCATCATCTCCTTCTTGTCCACTAACTAAGATAGATAAATGGTCTAAGATAATCCATTTACAATCTAAAGCTTTAGCCATGTACTGTACACGATTTAGTATTTCATCATTGTGTATAGAACCAAAGTGGTCAAAGGCATAGAACCTACCAGTTCCTATAGTAGCATCTTCCCACTTCTTTAATTGTTCTCTTGTGTGTTGGTCTCTAATTTCTTTAATGTATAATCTAGCACCTGCTTCAACAGACATAATATTAAATGCAGTCTTTTTAATGTTTTCTTCTAATGCTAAGACACCTATATTAGAATTAGTAGCAGTAAGTATATGATGCATTAGTTCTCTTGTTACAGATGACTTACCCATTCCTGCACCTGCAGTAAAGGTAACTAACTCACCTGTTCTCATACCATAAGTCTTATCATTAAGAGCTTGCCAAGGATACAAACATGTATCATTCTTTTGTTCTTCATATAAAGAACTTTGTAATGATTTAAGATTAATAATACCTGCTGGTGTATATACATCTGCATCCCACCATGCATCTAAGAACTTTTTACTTTCTCCTCGTTGTGTATATTCATTAGCATCTTTGTAATCTAAACGCATAATCTTACACTTATTAGGTTCAAAGAGTTGAGCTACTTTAGATGCTGCTGCTCTACCTGGTTCGTCATTATCAAAACAAATTATAATTGTTTCAAACTTATTTAAGTATTCATAAGATGCTTTACAATCTCTTACTGCACCTGCTGCTCCTGTCTTAACAGAAACACAAGCCCATTTAGCACCCATCATTTGATAAGCAGACATACAATCTATTTCACCTTCAGTGATAGTAACAAACTTACCTCTTGCTGCAAATAAGTTTTGTCCGAAGAGACCTGCTGTAGATATAGAACCTTCAGCCCAGAACTCTTTCTCTTTAGTGTTACGTACCTTAGATGCTACATGTGAATTATTACTATCATAGTATTTATATATATGTTGTGTAATATTATTGTCATTGTCTTTACGTACAGCAACATTAAACTTACTACAGGTTTCTTTATTTATTCTTCTATCATGTAGTGCTTCAGTATGTCCTTCTGTAAAATTAGTTTTAACTACACCTCTTATAGGTGCAGGTGTTATATTATTATTATTATTGTTCATTTGTTTCCTTTCTGGTGGTGTATAAGTGTTACATGAAAAGCAGTACCAGTGTCCATCTTCATACAATGTATTTGCATCACTTGAACTACAGTTACTACATGCTCCTTGTTTAATTACTTTATCGTTCATTTTATCGTTCATTTTATTTTATCTCCTAATCATTATTATCCAATACAGTTCTATATAGTTCATTAACAAAACTAGTTTTATCTTCCATAACTTCATTAACTTCTTTCTTAGCTAACTTCTTAGCTTCTTGTTTAGTATAACCTTCTTCTTGATATTCTTTAACAAAAGTCCAGAACATTCTATTTCTTTCTTTATCCCAAAGATTTAAACTCATCCGTTATCCTTACTACTTTTATTCTTTTATCTTTAGAAAAATAAGTATATCTATAGTTATTATTTCTGTCAACATAAGAATATTGATTTTTTAAAAAATTAGAATCTAAAGTCATATTACATCCCATAGTTTTCCAAACTCCTTGATGTAAGTTCCAATGTTCTTCTGGAGTTAATGAGCACTGTTCTTTCGTATTAGTCATCATGTTTTATATCCTTTTCTGCCCAGCTAATACCACCAGAAAACGTGGCTTCTGGGTCTATCTTTCTACGTAAGTAATGTAGTTCTTCTGTTAATACTTTTATTCTTATATGAGCTCTGCTCAGTTGTTCTTGTAAGTCTTTAATATTTTTTCTATATAAGTCTTCTCTTTGCTGTGTCATATTAATGTATCCTATATATTTTAATTAGACTAGAATTTAAATCAAAGCCTATTGGTGCTATACTTAATATAAAATTAGTAGCTTCTTCAATAGATTTAAACTTCATTGGCATTTGAAAATCATCTACTAAATAATCAGGTATCTCATCTTCAAAAGGACTAGCGTGAGCTATAACATAAGCATCTTTAACATTCATTATTATTCTCCTGTAGTAATGCTATTTAAGTATAGCATATATATTAATAATATAAAATAATTATTTTAATTACGTACTAGTATTAAGCATATCAGTGATATAACTAATACGATTGGAAAGATATAGTTCAACCATAGTGTCTTGTCTTTATGTGCTGGTGCGAACCAGTGACCAGTACGTTTCATTCTACTTTTACGTTCAGTTTCTTTATCCATCTGCTAAGTCCTATCTGTAATATCATCATCTAATAAATCCTCTTCTCCTTCTTCCATTTGATACTGTGCATCATCTCCATACTCAGTACCAATAAATGTAACTGTACCTTCATTACATCTAAAGCTTTCACCATCTATTTGTTCTACTGACCAAGCTAAATCTTGCATCTCACATCTAGTAAGTTTAGTATAAGATTCTACCTTGT